TTAAATAATGCAGTTGTGCTTAGAGGAGGTAGAGGTAAAGTGAAAGAAAAAATAGAAGAACACTTTATTGAACTTTCTAATATGGTATTAAAAGAAGTAACAGGACCAACCGAACAAGATATAAGGAATGACAAATTTAAAATACCTGAGGAGAAAGAAAATAATCAGATACCTATTAAAAATAAAGAGATTAAGGAACAAGCAATACCTCAACAACAACAAAACTTGTCACAAAGTAATTATAAGAAAAAGAAAGAAAAATTTAATAAACAAGATCCTAATAACACCACTAAAACCAAATTAGTCACCGTCGAAAGTGAGCCACAACAACCGATTGAAAAAGAAGAATATGTTCCTTTTTCGAATGCTCAACATTTATCAGTCAAGGAAAGGAAAGATATTGCAAATTTAGTTGATTCCAAATTTGATAAAGAATTAAATTCTAATGAAGATTTAGATGATAAATATCAGCATTATGAAGTCAGATTAGACACTGAGAAATCAGCAATAAGATATATAGGTTCAGTAATGGCAGTAATAGTAGATGTATATGGTTCAACTCGAAATGCTTATCGAGACGTACCAATGATTTCCATATGGGATACTTGTTGTGATGGAGATTGGACACGCCAAAATCAAAGAATGTTATGTCTTAGTAAGCCTGATGTCCAAAAGAAACTCATTAACCCTTATGATTACCAACTTTGTGGAAGTAATTTCTTCTCAGATCCTACTCGTAAACTACTAGTGCTCCAAACAAATTTTCAAAAATTCATCCATGAATATGTTTTGGACCAAGCAACTAGTAAACCATTTTATCCAAAACAACTAGTTTTCAACTTTACGGATGTTATGTATTACATATCAAAGTCTGAGTTATTTCAAGCTTTCCATACTCAAGATTTTGGCCAATGTGGAACTGGAGCCATGCATGTATTTAAGAAAGCAGGCAGCATCAAAGCAGGAAAAAATGTAGTAGGAAAAGTAGGTTTTGAACAAATAGGCAATGATAGACATATTACAATGCACGTAAATGGAAATGGAATACCTTATAAACATATCGATCAATATGATTCTTTGGTTCACTCTGATAGTTATAAATTGGAATCTCAATACTATCAGTTTGACATATTAATAGTTGTAGTTACCCGAGTGGATTGTGAATCCACAGATTATTTATCTTTCGATATGTACAAAGTGCCCCGATTGGAGGAACCCAGATGTGCTCATTGCTTAATGAAAACTAATAATTCACCAACTGTCATCACTAACAGCCACACTAGAGATGTGCCTGATGACACCTCTTGTTTTAAGAGATTGATTAATAGATGTGCCAGATTTTTTAAAATTGATGAAGACAAATTGCCGTATTTAACACCAGTTCAGTGTAGAGGCACGATCTATTGTAACAATTGTGTTATAAAGTTTTCTGAAAACCCAAAATCATGTCACCATCGATTAACCAATTGTTTACATTGCAATAATAAAGTGACGTTCCAAGGTGGAGCAAAACATTTAGTTGATGATTTCTTTAATAAATATCACCCAATAATACCAAAAATTTCACAACCTATGATATATAATTATGATCAAAGACATTTTAGTATTGGAGAAGTAGTTTCAGACCCTGAACATCAACTATTTTATCATATTGAAGAAAAAGAAGATAAAAAGTTCTATAAAGTTTTAATGCACGTGCCTAAGACTAATTCATACCGCACATATGTTTTTGATGATAATGAGTTTTCGTACTTCAAGTCCAATACATGGTTATCAGTCAAAACCACTCACAAAACTCCTGAATTTTTTATAGATTTAACTAGCATCAATACTGTAGTTAAGCGTTTATACACAGTAAAAGCTATAGAACCTCAAACTTTTGCTCCAGAATTACTCAAATTGTTGCTCACAGAAGCATCTCAAGCAAAGTTCCCAATATCTCATATGAGACCTTTAGCCCAATGTGTTTTGAGTAATTTATTACAAGTTTATTATCTACAAGCCGATATAGAACATAGTCTAGCCTTCAAATTAGTAGTTGATTTTTCGAACCACAAAATGAAAGGAACTGAAAAAATGTCTTGGGTTAGATATTTCTTAACAGTGTGGGGATTCAATACAAAAACTCATAATAAAGTCATAGATATAAATGAACAAACTGATTATGATGTTTTCTCACAAATGTTTGACTTCTGGCGAGTTAAATTGCCAGATAGTCCTAGTCATTAGGGACATTGGGTATCAACGGGGAGACCACAGCACTATATTTGCGTCTCCTCGTCTTGTGATGCACCCTCTTTTCAAAAAGAGGTTGCAAGCTACCTATACACGGGAATGCGTAAACACACCTTTTTAAAGAGCGATTTTAATTATAATCTTAAAACATCAGTCAACGATGTAATGTGTACTTGTAAAACAAAAGTGTCATACAAATTAAAAATGATTCTACCAATACCTTCAATTGATGCAGATTCACCTGTTATATGTTATTCACAATGTATGCGAATATTATTCACAGCTTTTTTGAGACAAATGCGTTTACTTCCAGAAACTGATCAACAATGTATAACATGTGCTTTAACACGTATAAGAAGCGGAAAAGATGTTAAAGATAAATATGGTAGACCATTCTGTAAAGTAACAGATGACTGTAGGATAAACCAACATTTAAAACAGACAGACATGTATGAAATATTAGGACTTGACAGAACACTATTTTCCAAGGTTAACTTCAGAGAATATTCTTACAGTGGAATCAGGAAAGCTTTTTTTGAATTTAAAGATGATTTCTATAATTTTTCTATACCTGTAAAAAAATGGCGATTTACTGAACTTTTCTATAATAAATTATGTATGACTTCAATAGATATAGGAGGTGATGTCACAGATGAAATGCTAGAAAATTGTAAAAATGTAAGACCTAGCCCATTTTTAAATAAATTCAATTATCATCCACAACTTACCGATTCTGTTACACCTGCAGATCATATAGTACAAGATTATCATAAGTATTGTGACCATTCTTTTATCACATATATCGAACCATTATTAGTTGATTTCAATTACGATGTAGAAGAATGGATGCAGCATCTGGCAACACTCGCTAAACAAAATGAAGTTCTAGGATATTATGTATCATACCTCAAAGGAATAAAAGATGCACCAGAATGGCATGACGACACTTATACTTTATTTGCAAAATCTGAGAAACAAGCAGTAGAATATGTTAATGATGTACGGAAAATGCCCAAATGTAGAGCAATTTCTGCTTGTCCACCAAATTTAAAATGGATTATGGGACCAGTAGTATATGCTTTAGAGAAACTGGCCTATTTGATTCCAGGATATAAAACAGCAACTTATAATAAAGATATGAAAATAACTCAATCAGCAGATAATTGGCAACAACATGAAGATACTTTAGAATTTCTATATTCTCAGGGACTTACATCATCAATTGATATAGATGGGTCAGCCTGGGATTCTACACAATCACACTTAACTAAGTATCTAGTTAATAAAATTTATCATTATCTTCATGAAAACAACAAAATATATCATGTTGATTCTGAATTGTTTTACAAATTAGCAACTAAACGTTATCGTCGACTCATTGCAAAAGTTTATTTAGATGGGAGATCATATACAGTTGCTTCAGCTATGATAGATGGAACTACTTTTTCTGGTTCAATGGATACAACATTCGCAAACACTATAACAAATCTATCAATACACAATTACATACAAGATCGATTGCAAATACCTCGAGATAGGTTTATCCACCGATGTAGCGGTGATGATTATAATGGACTTATAGATCCATATTACGCTGATAAGCGCTTAATGAATGCAATCGAAGGAGTCTGGTATAGCTTAAACTTATTGCCAAAATATGTTAAAGTGGGTGGTTATGATTCCATCACTTTTTGTTCTACTAATGTGATACCTTATAAAGAAGATGGTATCCAAAAATTCAAAATTACCAGACAATTTGAAAGAATGTATCCTTTATCACATTTCTCAATGAAAGCACACTCATACAGCTATGGTCAAATGAAAACATATTACACAGATTTGGCAATAGCTAATGCACAATGGGCACATGATATGCCATTTTATGGTTTTTATACGACAGCTTATCACATTATGGCTAGTGCTATTAAAGATAAACCTAAACCATTGGCTAAACCTGGAAAACCTAAATTAACTTTCAAATTAGGTGTCAAAAGTGCTTTCAAAACCCATGAAGAAGAGATACAAGCTCAAAGAGTATCAAATCGACGACCCGATCCAAGTTATGTCTATGCTTATCTTTTTGACAAATTTGGATTAACCAAAACAAACGTTGATGACACATTCCGACGTATGGTATTTGATACTGTGGGTAGCTTCGGTCAAAGTTGATACCCGTAACAAGAAAACACAACTGTGTTCTAGCACTGACCACGCTAGTTACTTCTTTAACCCACTAAGGTTTCAATGATGTTCACCCCTTAAATGAACATCTACACGCTTTAAGCAAAATAAATAATAATAATAATAATAAA